ATACTTAAAGTGTGGAGCGGCAAACTCAACCCTACGTAAGCCAAAATAATTTAGAGGATTGGGTTTGCCATTTTTTAATGCCATTACGCCGCCTCTTTAGCAAATTCGTAATAAGCATATTCTCCAAACGGTGGAACAATTTTATCAGTGCCGTGGATGATGAATACTGTATCGCAGTAATCCGGATCACCCCAACTGCCCCAAGGATAACCATCAGTAAACATAATAAACTTTTTAGGGTTAATGTCATGTTCTTTCATGTATTCCCAGTTGGCATCAAACTCAGTTCCGCCACCACCCATAACTTCGTAGTCATCAAACTCGTCCATAGTGTAACCACTGAAGTCTTGTTCGTTATATACTTTTGTATCAAAGCACCATAGCTTAATATTAAAGTCTTTGTACTCTTGCATAATGCCTTTAATTTCACTTAAGAAATCTTTAGCTTGGTCATCTCCAATTGAACCGGACATATCGATAGCTACGCAGATATCAATTGTTTCCTCAAAATTCATACCTGGAAGTATTGCACCCATGTGCCAACCTTTACGATTAGGACGTTGGAAAGTAAAATCGTTACGGATGACGCTTTGAATTTGTTGACGTAGAATTTCACGCCAATTCATTTTAGGTTCTGTAAACTCTTTAATCATGCGTTGTACGCCAGCTGGAGTATTACCTGCACCTGCGGCTTGTGCCGCTTGAATTGTAGCTTCACGAATTTCGTCACGAATTTTCTTCAATTCGTCTTTACTGTAACTTGGGCGGCCGTCTTTTCCGTCTTTACCCCAGTCGATGTGATCATCTAATAGTTGACCCAACTGGTTAAGTTGTTCCTCATCCATTTCGTCAAAGATGCGATCATAAACTTCTTCAGCACCCATGCCATAGTATTTTTGATCATGGAAGATTTTAATGCCTTCAATGGTATGATCACCGATTTTATCACGTACAATTTGTCCGTTTACGCAATAGTCTGCGGCAATGTTAAAAATAGCAGGATTACGTCCTTCTCGGCGACTCATATGATCGAACACGTTATGCAAAATTTCGTGTGCAATAACAAACTCAATTTGTTTGATACTTAGTGGCTCGAAGAATTTACGATTAAAATAGATGGCACGACCGTCTGTAGCCGCTGTATTACACCATTCCTCTGCTTCTTTAATTTGTAAGCGAGTGGCTAGATTACCAAAAAATGGATGACGTAGCAATAACCCTACACGGGCTACAATAATTTTATCGATAATTGGATCTGCGTGTGACATGTATGTTCCTTTATGCTATGTATATATTATAACAGGACCCGAAGGTCCTGTCAACTAACCCTAAACCGATTTATTTCTCAGTTGCGGCGCTAATATACTTACCAAATTTAGCATGGAAGTCATCAAAGCATTTGATTTCATCTGGGTCTAGCGGTAGTTTGTAGCTAGATAATGCTAGTTTAGTACCCATAATAACCAATTCTGTTTCAAAATTATTCATCATAAATTCGAAGAAGTTATTAACTTGATCATTCCAGTTTTTAGCTTTCTTTTCACAAGCATCTTTTAACTCATAGCACAAAGATACTGTCAAAGAATACATAGCTGAAATTTCTTTTGAATCCATCTTTTTAACCTTACCGCTCAAAATATCGCTTGGGTTAGGCATCTTGCTTGCAACTTTACGGTGAGCCATAAATTTAATAGCAAGACCTTCTCCAATTGAACCACATGCCAAATCGGTAAGTGTATTCACGTCAGTGTCATCATCTGTAAGCAATTCGCTTACAAAACTCCAAGAGCGAGGTGTGGCAAAAGCACGTGAGCTAGACTTTGGATCGAAATCGTAAAGTTCTTTTTTGGCAAAAGTAAGGAAACCAACAACATCCTTATGGATCTTGTTTTCAGTAGCCCAGTCAAACCAGTCATCCCAATCTACCGTCATTTCCAAGTGTACAAAACGATTGGCCAACGGAGCAGGCATACGATATGTAACACCCTTGTCGCTTTCGCGATTACCAGCCGCAACTAGTACAACATTATCTGGCAAATGATATGTGCCTACACGACGATTCAAAACCAATTGATAAGCGGCCGCTTGTACGCTAGGTGCCGCACTGTTCATTTCGTCTAAGAACAAAATGATAGTTTTATGTTGACTAGCCATTTCAGCATCTGGCAATTCGCTTGGAGGAGCCCAAACCATTTTGCTAGTATTGCTGTCAAAATATGGAATACCTTTAATGTCTGTGGGTTCCCACAAACTCAAGCGAACGTCAATGACATGAGCATCGAGCTCAGAGCCCAACTGCTTGATAATGTCTGACTTACCAATACCTGGAGGACCCCAGATAAAAATTGGACGCTTGCTATCGAATGCTTTACGCAGGGATTTTTTAGCACTTTTAGGGCCTACCGTGCGACTGTTAATTTCTGCCATTTCCGTTCCTTAGTTGAAAAAATTAGTGTCAGTGTTGCTACTGTTTTAATAGTATAACACCTAACAACTGACTAGTCAACTGGATTCTTCAGGTTCTTGGCGATTTTTCATGGCTTTAATTAAGCCAAATTTTCTGATGTCGTCCGAAAACAAATAAAGCTCAAAACTCTTTTTTTCGGAAAATACTGTAATACTTTGGTTAGTGAGATAATATGGACAATCAATATATCTGTCCAAAAATATAATAGTTTGTGGACTAAGATCAATTGGTTCGGTAAACGGAACTTCGTAGCTTCTCAATTCCAAAATATCTGTAAGAAATTCAAAACCTTGATCGGTAAGTCTGAGACCACCGCCCATTTTACTTCTGTTGTTTACCCACCATGTTCTTTGATAAAGTTTTACATTGGCATCATCTGCACTCTTATCCCATTGTTGCAGAAATATCTTAGTATAAGTTTCTTTTGAGATCATTTAACTATGGTACCGGTGGTAAGTTTATAAACTTCAAACTCCTTGGTACCAAATGTTAAATTTAATTTTTTTGCTAGATTTAATGCGTGTCCAGGATTTGAAAAACTAGTTTTTTTATATTTGGGACCAGGATAACTAGTAACACTACTAAAACTTTTTAGGTTAAATGGCTCGCCTTTATAAAAGACAGCCCAAATGGCTTCCGACTCTAAAATCTGTTCAGATTTATAAGTTTTCTTGCTAGTGTATTCTAATAATACTTTTGGCTTTGGTCTTGACATAAATATGCGTCTCGTAAATATACGCATATATTTATCCATTATTTGTCAGAAAAGCCACCGCCATCTAAGGATACTTCAATAACCTCATTATCTGAGCTAGCTTTTAATAGATTAAACAAACTTTCATAATCCTGATTAAGTTTAGTCAAAATGTCATTAAGTGCTAGACTTAGCAATCTTGCCTGCTGAATTGGAATTTTAACTTCTTGTTGTTTTGCCAATTCAGCGGCACGAAGTAATTGTGTAAATTGTACAACTGGTGTGGTATTAACTTGACTTTGCATTTGCCAGTACCGTTTTCATTTCAAATTCAGTTTTAAAAGGACCTTTATTTTCATATCTTTCGATAGTGATTAGTTTAGGGCAAAAGGATTTAACCCATCCTTTATCAAATCTGATTGTATAGTATCCTGCACAATATAGACTTTTGCTTTGATTACTTTTAGTAAACAAAGGAAGTTTACGTCTAACGTCATACATACTGTTATATGGTTTGCACATACTAGGAAATCCATGTACCTCATGAACTTCTGGTTCTGCGTTTGTGATCTTAACTTTAGTACTTTTTAAGAAAAACTCTTTACCAAATTGTTTGGTTAAATCGTCTTTCTTGTTGAACATAACTTCGCCTGTAGTACTACTCAGGACAAATTTATTATTTTCTTTCTTGTGTAGTGTTGCAATCTTAGTGCCATCTTGCTCTACGATCCAAAACTTACCATCCACAATAGGCTTGGCGTGTATTTCTGTCATATTATTCTCCTTAATATTATTCTACCCCGAAGGCGTTGGAATAATGTATGTATTTATTCCGCATATTTGGCCTGAAACGGTTCTGCATAACTTTGAATGTTATCTGCAATCTTTTTCATATCCCAAGTATTACAGAATTTTAGCATACGAATGCCTACTTGTGTAACATCTTTTGGTACTGCGTGTGTTTTTACTGTTTCAATAATAATATTTTTAATATCAGCAGGTTGCGCAGTTAAATCGCATAACTGTACATTACGCTGATAGTCTTCAAGAACTCTGTGTTCGATTCCATTATGGTCAACCCAACGTTGCAACATTAGATTGTTCCAAGAATACCCTTTAGTGTTGCGATCTTCAAACGCCTCCATGAGACCAACTTTATTCTTTGTCCCTTTTGTACGTACTCCTGGGTAAGCTGAAAATACATTATCTGATGTGTCGCCTCGCATACATTTTTCGAACAGCATCCATTCAGGGTCTTGTGCAGGCTTAGGCTCGCCCGTCTTTTTGTCTTTAACTGGTTTACCTTTCGCATCAAAGATTCCTTCATGTGTAATATGTAAATCGCCTACACCATTATATTGGCTTACAGTCGGACTTACTAATTGTGCAAAATCTCCATCTGTCGAAATAATAAC